TAAAGTAAGCCGTCCAACAGCAGTATTTTCAGAGCCTGTGGTGTTTGCTAACATTGAGTTATAGCCTATAGCTACATTATTGTCACCTGTTGAGCTTCCATCTACACCTAATAAAGCGGCCCTACCTATTGCTGTATTATTAGCACCCCCATTATAGTTTTCACCTGCAAAAGCACCTACAAATGTATTAGCCTCACCAGTAGCATTTTGTCCTGCTTCTTCTCCTACAAAAGTACAAGAACTTCCAGTAACTAAATCCATACCTGCGTTAGCGCCCACAATTGTGTTGTATGCGCCTGTGGTTATTGAGATTCCTGCACTTGTACCAACTGCTGTGTTGTTAGATGCTGTCGTATTTGCGTATAAAGCTGAATTACCAACAGCAGTATTAGAAGCTCCTGTTGTGTTAGTAAGTAAAGCGTTTTCTCCCAGTCCTGTGTTGTAACTTGCTGTTGTATTCCCGCTTAAAGAACCTTTACCCAGAGCAGAATTACCTGTGCCTGTGGTGTTTGCGCCTAAAGCGGCTTTACCAACTGCTGTGTTGTTAGATGCTGTTGTATTTGCATCCAAAGCATTACGACCTACGGCTACGTTGTTAGTGCCAGTAGTTGTGGCAGACATCGCACTCGTGCCCACAGCCGTGTTGCTATGTGCGCTTGTAGCGACAAGAAGAGTGTTTACGCCTAAAGCAACATTACCCTCTCCTGTCATTGCACCGCCTAAAGAACCGTAACCTAGTGCAGTAGAGTAAGATGCTGTAGTAGCCCCATCACCTGCAAGACCACCAATGAGGGTGTTGTATTGTCCTGTGGTTACTGCTGCTCCTGCGGCATATCCAACGGCTGTGTTATATACATCAGTAGCTGACGTAAAGTTTTGAGCGTTTAAAGTGTTATAGCCTAACGCAACACTATTATTACCTTTAGTGTCACTGGCTAAAGCACTTCGGCCAACTGCTGTATTAAGCGTACCTGAAATGTTTGCGCTTAAAGATGAAAAACCCAACGCTGTGTTGTTAGCACCTGTGGTGTTTGCGTATAAAGCACTTGCCCCAACAGCGGTGTTGTTAGATGCCGTTGTGCTAAGATTTAAAGCGTTTAGACCTACGGCTGTATTGCTTGCCCCTGTAGTATTAGTATATAAAGTACCAAAACCAATAGCAGTGTTACCAGCCGCTGTGGTGTTAGAGGCTAAAGCATATCCACCAGTGGCAGTGTTTTGTATTCCAGTGGTGTTAGCCGCTACAGCATTAAAGCCTACTGCTGTATTCTGGTCACCCGTAGTAATCGCAGTACCTGCTTCATCGCCCACGACAGTATTATAATTACCACCGCTTACAATGCTGTTACCTGCGTTGACACCTGCTATGAAGTTTGATGTTCCTGAAGTATTAGTAGACATGCCGTCACTTACGACTGTGCCAGTAACGTCTATGCCTGTGGAGGTGGTGGCTAGTTTGGCCGCATTGTCGTAAAAAAGAGTTACTGCGCCGTTTTCAGTAGCCGTCAAAAGGTTTTCAGTGTCAGCCGCATTGTTTACTAATAAGGACGGAGTTTTAATTCTTACTCTTGTGTCTTCTCCAATGATTAAGTCATTAGTCGTATTAACAATATAGCTATTAGTGCCATCATGATAAATCTGTAGGTCAGAGCCAGCACCGAACACGGCTTTATCATTGTCGCCAAAGTTAATGTCAGCAGAGGTAGTCATGCCGTCTGTGGTGATAACGCCAGTAACGTCGATGCCTGTGGCCGTCGTTGTCAATTTAGCGCTGTCAGTGTGTTTTAGCGTAGCCGCACCCGACTTACCCTGGATAGAGTCAACAGTCGTGTCTAGAGTGTCCAGGTTGGTGTTTATCTTGGTTCCCCAAGTATCTTCTGAAGCGCCGACTTCTGGCTTGGTCAGACCATAATTGGTTGTAGTTGTATCAGCCATTTAAGCGGCCTCCCATAAAGTTGTATATTCAGCCACATCGGCCCATTCATTAGCAGCGCTTGCTACGTCTGCATAAGTTGCGTCATCTCCAGGGCTGTCTGTCCATAGGATAGACCCTGAAATACTTAATGATGCCGACGACGACATAACAGTCACGCCACCAGCCGTAATATTGCCAGACATAACCGCCTGGCTTGTTGCTGCAATCGCCGACTCGGCAACTACTATCGTAACAGCATTTGCTGTTGCAGAGGACGCAGCACTTACTGCCGATATGCCTTGCTGTATCCTGGCGCCTGCAGATGCCACAGAAGAGGTCGCCGATATAGATAGCTCGCCTCCCCGTATCGCAATGCCTGCACCTGTAGTAGATGATGCAGCCGCAATAGCTGACCCAGTCTGCAATATAACCTGCGGATCTGCCTGCGCTGCAGATGTTACTGCAATCGCAGAAGAATCTTCTCGTACAGCCTGGCCTGAGATAGACGTAGATGCCGCTGCCGATATAGCGCAGCTAGCCTCTTTTACAAACCCAGCAGTAGCCGATACAGCAGACGTGGCTGCTATTACAGACGCGCCATCCTCTAGGTTAGCAGTCGAGTATGCAGCCTGCCCGTATTTATATACGCCATAGAGCATATTAGTCTAGCGTGATATCCAGGTCGCCAGCAGGGATGCGGAACACGTCACCAGTAGCAATTGTCTTGCTTGCAGTCAATGCGCCATAGGCTAGCAGGTTGCCGCTTGTGGCTGCGTCGAATACGCCGACGTGAGTAATAGTGCCCCAGTCGCCTGTAGCTGTTGCCCACTCTTCTGCAGATGTGTTGCTGGCAGTGTTGCCAGATACAGTAAATGCTGTGGCCTGGCGAGCATAGCCGCTGCCTGACAGCTCTGTACCACCACCCGTGTCACTAGGCGCTGCAGTGTATAGTCCAGTGTATAAAGTGCCTGGGGCTGTGTAGGCGTTGCCACCAAACACATGGTCCAAGACCTCTGTTTCTAAGAAGTTTGAAAAGCTCATCCGAGTCCTCGTATTTTAGTTGTCAGGCCAACACCAGAATAAGCTGCCTGTTCAGAAGTTAAGTTTAGTTTGTCTACCGCCTCACCATACAGTCGAGCCCACACCTCAGCCCGGCCATCTTCAGCCAGGTATGGTGCAGAGTTAAGCAGTGAGCCGTACAGGTAGATGTCTGGATATGATGTCAGCAGCCAGTTTGTCGTCGCGCTGTCGCTGAGGGAAGGTATCTGCTGGATGTATAGCAACTCAGCAGCATATGAGCCGTCAGGGGTAGGGAATACCTCAAACTGGCCTTCAGAGTGGGCATAGTATCTTGGCTTGCCTGCTACGTTCTCTGCGCCCTGGCGCTTGTCAGCCATTGCCTGAGTGCTTAATAGGTCCATCGCAGAGGTTTTCTGGCCGGTCAAATGCAGGCGTATAGTCTCAACCCAGTCGCCTGGCTTGGTTAGGTACTGGCCGTCAATTGTAGTCGATGCCCTGTTCTCCATCTGCCAGTGACGGATGTCTCTGTTCATCCTGGCCTCGCCCAACGCAATAAATGTCGGGATCACAGAAGTCAGGTCAGACCTGTTCAAGAAGTCTGCCATTGACGACTGCAGCTCGCTGTATGTACTTATTGCCATTATGGCCTCCAGTTATTGGGCCGATTATACCATTAAATGGGGCTTAATAACCCGCCAATCAATCTAGCCTGGTCCCTGGCCCTTTGATCCCTCTCATCCACAAAGCTGTAGTCTAGAAGTCCGCCCAGGCGATCACGCAAGGGGGTGCGCTTTGGCATGGTCATGGTGGATATGGCTGTAGGAAGCTGAGACACAAAGTCTACCGTATCGACAGCGCCTTCAAGGGCTCCCATTCCTATCTCGCCAATTGTTGGCAGCATCTGTGAGCGGCGGTATGCAGCCAGCTCTGGGGATACCTGGCCAAATGCAGCAGACCCCATGTCGCGCAACCTGGCGTCCTCACGCATCAATAAGCCAAACTTCTGGGCTTCTGCTGCCTGAGCTCTCTGATTGATCCTGGCGTACTCATTAACCATGTCGCCAAATGATTGCTCCTGCACTACAGGGGCTTCACGGTATTCGGGGGAATTTGATCTAACGTCAGGATATTTTAAATACTCAAGCTCCCGAAAGAGCTCATCGTCACTGCCTGCCCTGAAAATCTGTTGGCTTCTGGGCTCGAACACGTCCTCCGACAGCTCCAAAGGGGTTGCTCTAAGAAAATCAGGTTTCATCTTGTCCCTGGTTTCAACATTTCTTGCCTCAACCTCGCCCATCAATCCTTTGTACATACCATAGGGAGACCTTGCACCTGCCTCGCCAACCGTATCGGCATTAAACCTATCAGAAATTTGTTTTTCGACTCGGAGGCGCTCCAGGTCACTCATCTCTTGCAAAGACATAGAGCGTTGACCAACATCGCTTATTTTTTGTTCCAACTCTTGCAGTCGGCCACTTCCAGCGGGGGTCAATCCTACGCGCTGATAAAAAGAATCTTTTATTCTTTCCTCTTCTGCAAATTGTTTCTGATTGCCTCCAGCCGCGAAACCTTCTCTATCCTGGATTGAATGCTGAAGCTCATGCAGCAACGTTGCTCTTTGCTCAGCCGGCGAGCTTTTGCCGCTGATAACAATTGTTTCAGGGTAACTTTCACCAAACTCATCAAAATAACCTTCTCGGTGGAACCCTTGTCCTTCCGGCATATTCTTATCGACTGTAAAAGCAATATCGCCTAAAGAACCAAATGTGCCGCGAGACCCGTATTCTTCAATCTCACCCTCCATGTCTCTAACAGTGGGCTTTCTGCCGCCTTTTTCATATTGAGACAGCAGCTCTGGGTCATCAATGACATCAGCAATCGTCCCGAAATAGTATTGACTGCCCTCTGCTACTTCAGGAATGTTTATTTTTGTATTTGTATTAGGCAGCTCCGTTCTCCACTGACCGTCTGCTCCAATCTCCCAGCCGGTGCGCTCTCGGATGCTCTGCACATCCATGCCCTCGTTTGCCATTTTCTGAGCCATTCCCAGAAGGTCTTGCCGCCCAGCACCGAGCTTCGACAGAGACCCTAAAATACTCGCATCAGCTTCTTGGGGTGCTAGCGCAGTAAGTCCAGCGGCAGCGGTTGGCACCAGTGGCACCATTAATTTCTTGGTGACGTCTAAGGGGTCAAAAATTGCCGCTACCTTGCCTAGCCGCTGATTATTAACAAAATACCCGCTGTATCCTTTATCCCACAGATTTTTTTCAGATTTAGTGACATCTCCTTTGCCATCTTTCCATAGCCCTTCAGGGTCTTTCTTTGCGTCGTAAATTTGCGCGGCATCAATTTGAGTTTCGACTTTGTTTGAGCCCAGCCCTAATTCTTTGGCATATGGATTGACGTCGGCCTCTATTCCGTAATAGCTTCTTGGGACAAAGTCTTCTGAATAGCTGCGATTAAGCTCTTCTCTTGTTCTTCCAGAAAGTCCTTTTCCATAGAAATTCGGGTCGACTCGCTCAATTGGTTTGGGCGAATAATGTACAAGGGTGAGGTTTCCTGAATCGTCAATTGCTCCCTCAAGCCCTGTATCATACTGAGCTCTAAGCTCATTAAATCTTTGTCGTCTAACATCTAATTCCGGCAACCTTTCTTGTATGGCCCAGTTTGGCAGCAGCCCTGATTTTTGTTCTGCAAAAACAGTATCGTCTATTCCAGCAGTCCTGTTTGCATCCCCAAAAGGACCATAATTTAACCAACTGTTTTGGCCTCTGGTTTCTGATGCTAATGCTTTTAAAGCATCTGGTGACATTGTACCAGCATGGGACAAATATGCCATCTCTTCTCCAGCGCCTCTAAACCCGGCTCCCACCTTCGCGTGCCCTTGAAAATCATGCACAGCCCTAAATAGATCATTGAAAGTTGCTGGCTGCCCGCTAATTTTAAATGGTGATTCAGCAAGCAATAGGTTTTGTGACGAATCAAAAGCATCGTCCATCCCGAAACCAGCCCTAGTTGGATAGACCTGCAGTCTGCCTGTTTCTAGCATATCCATTAGCCCAAGATACGGGCTCTGAGGGTACGGGTTTTGGTTAAACTCAGGTTTAATCCCTGCTCTCAGCATAGCCTCATATTGACCTGCAATCTCATCGGCTAAAGCACCGTAACTTTGCTGCACTCTACGATTTGTTGGATCGTGAGGCATCAGCTCGTATTCTCTGGCAACTCTTGCGCCGAACTGAGGGTCTGCAGGCATAAAAGATGTGACTGGTGTGTAGGGAATGCCTGAGCTTTGAGAATATTGGATAGCCGCCTGCTCTGCGGCGGGATTTGGACCTATGTTAACTAGCCCCGCGCCTGGCACATTAGCCGGCATCGGAGCACCAGGCAGCGGTGGATTGCCATAATTTTTTGCAGCCTTCGCTAACCCCAACAAACCTTTAACAGCCATAACCAAATCCAGTCAAGTCACAAAGGCCCGATTATATCATATTGACTACACAATGCCTTGCAGGTTACGGCGTAGTGGCTCACCCCAGCTAGATGATGTGGGCTTGTACCCAACAGCCAAGTATCGCAGCGCATCGGCGCAGTGAGAGGTCCAGTCGTGTAGAGGTCGTCCACGCCAGGTCATGCCCTTGTCGTCATAGTCTCGACGGTACTGCCGGATAGCATCAATGCCTCGCTCGCACTTCTCCTCATCGAACCAGCACCTGGGGAGCATAGAGCGCACAGACTGTATGCCATCATCAACCATCAACTGCGGAGCTATAGTGATTGGCCTCACCCCCAGGGCGCCAAGTGTCTCCAGGCGAGACTTACCTGAGCCTAGCTCCCTTACCCTGACATCGTGCGGAAGTACATGGCTTTCGTATACATAGCCCTTTGAGTTTAACAGGGCGACATAATGGTCCAGGCCTACACCGCTGCTCTCATAGTAGTCGATAAGGCGCACCTCAGCCCCTACAAACTGCGCAAACCAGATAGAGGTACTATCACCTACCCCTAAGTCCCAGGCCGTTACAACGCCAACAGCGCGGTCGTATGGCACGTTAGTTAGTCTGCCCTCAGCTTTAGCCTCTCGCATCTCTACAGCGTAGTAGGCGCCATCGGCGTGTATCTTCATCTCCCCGTCCCAGACATGGCCATAATCATCCGGGCGCAGCTTAAAGTCTTCTTTGCGCTCGTTGTCTAGGACTTTTGGGAAGTAAGGATTATCCTGCCAGTTGATCTCGCATATCTTGCTGTCCTGGGGAGGGTTGACGCGGAAGCGCCGATGCGTTGCTGAGTGCTTGGTCTCAGGGTTCCAGGTCACCCATATCTCAGAGTCGTCCTC